TTACATCAACATATGTCAAGACAACTAATTACCCAGCGGTTCCCTAACTATGGCACAATATAGCAAGTATTACGAAGATTTCCTAGCACAGGAAAAAACAAACTTTGAAGTCGTAATGATTGCCGACAGATACGGCAATGTCAACGAGGGAACTGGAGGAACTGCTACTGATGCCTTTGGTAGATTAAGAACTTCATCACCATACACACTTTTTGATAGTCATCATCGTTACGAAGATAATGGAAAATGGGCAACTTTCACTGCTACTGGTGGATCTGTTTCTCATGATCCTACTCAGAGCACTATTCAAATGAATGTAACTTCCTCCCCAGGAAGTAAAGTTTATAGAGAAACAAAAAGAGTATTCTCCTATCAACCAGGAAAGTCTTTATTCAATTTAAATTCTTTTGTATTTGCTACACCAGTTTCAGGTTTACTTCAGCGTGTTGGATTCTTCAGCACAAATAATGGAGTGTTTCTTGAGAATAATGGTACTGGCAATTTTCTAGTTTTGAGAACTAGTATTTCAGGAACTCCAGTAGACACAAATAAAGTATCACAAGCAAATTGGAATGTAGATCCATTTGATGGCACTGGTCCATCTGGAGTAACATTAGATGTAGCAAAAGCAAATCTAATGTGGATGGACATTGAATGGTTGGGAGTTGGTGATGTTCGTTTTGGATTTGTTGTTGATGGTAGATTTCACATTGCTCATATATTTCACAACACAAACAGATTAACTTCTGTCTATATGACAACTGCTACTCTACCACTTCGTTATGAGATTGAGAATGTTTCTGCTTCTGGATCACATACAATGAAGCAGATTTGTTCAACCATGATGTCGGAAGGTGGTTACGAAAAGAAGACTACCAGAAAAGTTTTCATTAGACCAACTGCTGTATCAGCTTCAACTACAGCATTCACTCCAATAGCAGCATATCGTTTGAACAGCGGCCGCTTAGATGGAGTTGTGATGACTGATGCCTTTCAACTTTTTTCAAGTGGTGCTGCCGATTTTGAAATTGCTTTAATTTTAAATCCAGCAACTCTTTCAAATGGCGGAACATTAACTTGGACTCAACAAGGTAACATTGACTATTGTGTTGATGCCTCTGTTATGACTGGAGGAACAATCACATACCACACTTACTTGTCTTCAACAAATCAGGCTGGTGGTGCTGTAACAAACACAGCAGAATACAACTGGGATACACAACTTGGAAGAAATAGTTTTACAAGCACATCAGATGTTGTTGTTCTTGCTGCTAAGTCACTAGAGAGTAACGATCAATTAATTAGAGGTTCATTAAGTTATTGGGACTTAACATAACTTAAGTAACTATTGTAACGGACGGATACACTCAAACTAAATATAATATTGTATCCTTTGGATTGAGAATATGGACATCAAAACCTGCCCAAAATGTGGGGCACAATGGATAGATGGGCAACACTATTGGACAGGTACAAATAAAAAAGGAAATGATACCGAATTAGCATCTCTAGTATGTGACAGATTTGGAGATGACACTTGTATCAATTCATGTAAAGGAACAACTGATGGTAAGGGTTGGGAAGAGAGAATGGAAACCCTACATAGTTATGACAAAGAATTGAAACGATATAATGAGCAATGATCAGATTTATTTGGGGAATCCTCTTCTAAAAAAAGCGAACGTTCCTCACGATTGGACTAAAGAAGAAATTCAAGAATACATTAAGTGTAAAAATGATCCAGTATATTTTGCTGTTAACTATGTAAAAATTGTATCTGTTGATGAAGGTCTTGTGCCTTTTGAAATGTATGATTTTCAAAAAGATCTTGTTCGTAAATTTCACGAAAGCAGATTTAATATTGCCAAACTACCAAGACAGACTGGTAAATCTACTACTGTAGTTTCTTATCTTCTTCATTATGCTTTGTTTAATGATCAATCAAACATTGGTATTCTAGCAAACAAAGCATCAACTGCTAGAGACCTATTAGGAAGATTACAAACAGCATACGAGAATCTTCCTAAGTGGTTACAGCAAGGTGTTATTGCTTGGAACAAAGGATCTATGGAACTAGAAAATGGTTCTAAGATTCTTGCCGCTTCTACATCAGCATCTGCTGTACGAGGAATGTCATTCAACATTATCTTCTTGGACGAATTTGCTTTCGTTCCAAATCATATTGCTGATGACTTTTTCTCATCTGTGTATCCTACTATTTCTTCTGGTCAAAAAACTAAAGTTATTATTATTTCCACTCCTTATGGTATGAACCACTTCTATAAGTTGTGGGTGGATGCTCAAAATAAAAGAAATAATTATATTTGGTCTGAAGTTCATTGGTCTGAAGTTCCTGGACGTGATGCCAAGTGGAAAGAAGAAACAATCAAGAATACTTCCGAACGTCAGTTCACTCAAGAATTTGAGTGTGAATTCTTAGGGTCTGTTGATACACTTATCTCAGCATCAAAACTTAGATCACTTGTATTTGATACACCAATTAGTTCAAATAAAGGTTTAGATATTTACGAGAAACCAAATGAAAAATCCGAATACATTATCACTGCTGACGTTAGCCGAGGGATCGGTGGCGATTATTCTGCTTTTATTGTTTTTGATATTACAACTCTTCCGTACAGAATAGTTGCTAAGTATCGAAATAATGAAATCAAACCAATGTTATTTCCGAATATTATAAATGATGTTGCTAGAGCATATAACAACGCTTATGTTCTTTGTGAAGTTAATGATGTTGGAGATCAAGTAGCATCTATTCTTAATTATGATCTTGAGTATCCAAATGTTCTTATGTGTTCTATGAGAGGTAGGGCTGGTCAAATTGTTGGGCAAGGATTCTCTGGAAATAAAACTCAACTTGGAATTAAGATGTCTATTACAGTAAAAAAAGTTGGATGTCAAAACATAAAACAGTTGATTGAAGACGATAAACTTTTATTCAGAGACTACGAAATAATATCTGAGCTTACCACATTCATTCAGAAAAAGCAATCATTTGAAGCAGATGAAGGATATCATGATGACCTTGTTATGTGTCTTGTGATATTTGGTTGGTTAGCAGTCCAAGACTATTTTAAAGAAATGACGGACAATGATGTTCGTAAAAGAATTTATGAAGAGCAAAAAAATCAAATAGAGCAAGATATGGCTCCATTTGGATTTATATCTACTGGTTTAGAAGGGGATGATGGTTTTGTAAGCGATGGAACTGTTTGGTATGGAGATACACAAGAAGATATGGCGTACATGTGGAATTACTGATTTCTATAAATAATTTTAGATTTTAAATGGATTCAACCGAGAGGAGAATAAAATGACAAGTCAAGTCTCGCCTGGTATCATAGTAAAGGAGCGTGACCTTACTAGCTCTGTTGTAACAGGTGTACAACAGATTACCGCGGCACTCGCTTCTTCGTTCAGAAAAGGGCCAATTGAAGAAGTTGTAGGAATTAATTCACAGAAAGAACTTGTTGATGTATTTGGAAAACCAACAGATGGTAATGCTGAAGATTGGTTTGTTGCTTCCGAATTTTTACAGTATGGTGGAAGATTAGCACTTGTTCGTGCTGCCACAAACGTTACTAACGCTGGAGCTACTTCTGGAGTTCTAGTTAAAAATGATCTAGATTTCCAAGGTGGAACTGGATCAAGTCAAACATTTGTTGCTCGTACTGCTGGAACTTGGGGTAACTCTTTAGCGGTTGTAGTTGCTGATAGAGGAGCGGATCAAGTCGTTACTTTAGCATCAGCTCCAGATACAACTCCAGCAGAAGGAGACGCTATTTCATTTAATGTAGGTGGACTAAGCAAAGAAGCAGTTGTTTATTCATATAATTCAACGACAAGAGAACTTGCTGTTGTTTTAGATGATCCAACTGTACTACTTACAACTACCGCTACACTTGAAGATGGTAACGAACTAGCAACGTTTACAACTGATGCTGCTGCTGAAGCAGTCAGAACTCCTGGTACTTATACTCCAACTGCTGATGTTAACGGAGCTTCTTTCCAAGTAGTTGTTGCTTCAGCAACTAATGGAGAAATTGATGCTGCTGGATTTTCTTTTGTAGGAACTACTGTTGGTGGAGCATTTGGTCCTGCTGTAGTTTCTGCTAGCGGTGGAGATGGAACTGGTGCTGCTTTCGTTGTAGAAAGAGATGCTGGTGGAATTTTAACCAGTGTAATTTTAGATGATGGAGGACAAGATTATGAAGTTGGAAATACTCTAACACTTCTTGGTGGACTTGTTGGTGGTGTTAATGGTACTGATGACATCGACATCACAATTGATGCTGGTGGAATTATTACTTTTGGCGGTGATGTCACAGTAACAAAACTTACTTCTGGAGATGGTTATAATGTTGGCGATGAAATTGAATTAGCAGGATCTACTATTGGAGGAGGAACTAAAATTACAGTTACTGTTGCTACTGTAGATCCAGACGTAGAAATCACATCTGTAAGAGATTGGTATACTTCATACCCAATTGGAACAACTGGATTAACACTTTCCGCTATCGGTCCTAGACCAGGAACTTCACAATATGCTCAAGGTCTTGGTATTAAGTATGACGAACTACATATTGCTGTAGTAGATGTAGACGGAAAAGTATCTGGAAATCCTGGAACTGTTCTAGAAAGATTAACCTATCTCTCCAAACTAAGTGATGGAAAAGGTGCTGAAGGAGATAACAAGTTCTACAAGACTATTGTAAATGAGCAATCTCGTTTTATTTACACTGGAGTAACTCCAAATGCTGGATTCTATTCTAATCCATCAACTGCTGGTGCTGGAGAAAATTGGGCACAAGATTCTGATGATGTAACAGGAGCAATGAAACTTGTTGCTCATGAGGAAGGATACATCACTCTTTCTGGTGGTACTGATGATTATGCTTATACCACTGGAGAAATTATTGATGCTTATGATCTATTCACAAGCACAGAAGATCAACAGGTAGATTTCATCCTAATGGGTGGATCAATGTCTGATGAAGCTGGAACAAAAGCAAAAGCAGCAAAAGTAGTTGCTATTGCTTCTGGAAGACAAGATGCTTTAGCATTTGTTTCTCCACATAAAGGAAATCAAATTGGATCTGGTGGTGGAGTTCTAAGTGCTTCCGAGCAAAAAATAAATACAATTAATTTCTTCTCTGGATTACAATCAACATCATATGCTGTATTTGATAGTGGATATAAGTACCTATATGATCGTTTTGGTGATAAGTACCGTTATATTCCATGTAATGGAGATGTTGCTGGTCTATGTGTAGCAACTTCAGCAAACTTAGATGACTGGTTCTCTCCTGCTGGATTGACAAGAGGTTCACTAAGAAATGCTGTAAAACTAGCATACAACCCAGGAAAAGCAGATAGAGATGAACTCTATCAATCAAGAATTAATCCTATTACTTCTTTCCCTGGTTCTGGAGTAACTCTATTTGGAGACAAAACAGCTCTTGCTGCTCCATCTGCTTTTGATAGAATTAACGTTCGTCGTTTATTCATTAACCTACGTAAGAGAGCAGAGTCACTTGCTAATAGTGTAATCTTTGAGCAAAATGACGCTACAACAAGAGCTGGTTTTGCTGGTGCTTTAAACTCTTATCTAAGTGAGGTTCAAGCAAGAAGAGGTGTAACCGATTATCTTGTTGTTTGTGATGAATCAAATAATACGCCAGATGTAATCGATAGAAATGAATTTGTTGCTGAAGTATTCGTGAAACCATCACGTACTATCAACTATGTAACAGTAACTCTTACTGCTACAAAGACTGGTGTTTCGTTTGCCGAAGTAATTGGTACTGCTGGCTAATCAATCAATTAAGTAAAAATAACGAGGTAAACTAAAATGGCTACCAAAATTTCCGAATTTTTAGCAACAGTTGGTCAAGGCGTTAAGCCTAACATGTTTGTTGTTGATATTCTATGGCCATCAGGCAGTGGAGCAACTGGTGGAGATAAAGAGTTAATTGACTTACTTTGTAAGTCTGCTGCTCTACCAAACTCAACAGTTGGTGTTATTGAAGTTCCATTCCGTGGAAGAACAGTAAAGATTGCTGGTGATCGTACATTCGACACTTGGACTGCTACTTTCTTCAACGATAAAGAGTTCAAAGCACGTTCATACTTTGAGCAGTGGATGGAGAACATCAACACTCATAATGGAAACAATGCTCCATTGTTTAAAACTAATCAAACTGAAGGCTATATGGCCGAGATTAGAGTTAAGCAATTAGAAAAAAATGATATTGAAAATGGTGGTATTCTTAGAGAGTATACTCTAATGTATGCTTTCCCAGCAAGTGTATCATCAATTGATCTTGCTTATGACAGCAATGATCAGATTGAAG